TGGTTCAGGAAAGCTTTGGTCTTCACTTCACCCATACCGTAGTAACCCGGGATATCATCAGACTTATCTCCGTTAAGTATTAGGTAATCAACGCATTCCTCAGCAGAATAACCCATAATCTCCTTGCAGGTTTGATTGTGGATTAGTGTCTCTTTGTTGGGATTGAATATCTTCACTCGTTTGTCAAGTAATTGACAGAAGTCCTTATCTGAAGATATTATGAGAGATTTACCAGGATGGTTTATAGCCAGCCAGGCAATGTAGTCATCTGATTCATGTCCTAACCCTTTCTTATCTATAATCATCTGAACCCCGAGTAGTCTTAAAATCCTTCTCAACAGAGCTAACTGTTTATTGAAGTCTTCATAATCCATACTTATCTTACTCCGGTGAGCTTTGTAACCTTCAAGTAATTCATTACGGAAGTTAGACTCTTTACTCTTCTGAGTGTCAAATGTTATTACCACGTGACTTGGTTTAAACCTTACAAGATATGAACCGAGTATTCTTAAGAATCCATATACTAATCCGGTACCAGCTCCGTTATTAGCTTTAAGATTCTTAAACTTATGGTATGAACGGTGAGCAAGGTTACTCCCGTCCACTACCATAAGCATCCTCGGCTTTCTACCCCTCGTCCGGGATGTATTCGTCTTCTTCTGTATCATCAGATTCTATTTGAGATTCATAGTCTAAGTCTGCATCAACAGGGAACATGTTTCGTGCAATCTTCTTTATCTTGCGTTTTGTTGTTCCTATAGTATTTATACCTGCAGCCTTAAGAAGTTTCTTTCGAAGTTCAGCATCCTCTTCAATCAACTTATGGAAAGCATCCTCTCCTCGGCATAACTTACTTCCCTCGAACATATATGTTCCACCACTGAGTTTTTCAATTACACTGGCATCTTCCAGTGACTCTTCCAACCAGAAGTATCTGTCAAACCCTACCTCGTGATATTTTGGATTGAAATATATCGGAGCTTTAGATATGGTCTCTCGTGGAGGAGATACCTTATTCTTTTTCATCTGGACAGTTACATATTTACCTGCCCGTCTTTCTTTACCCTTATGCTTAATCTTCAGAGTCTTACCAGAATAGAAAGCCAAACGTATTGAAGCATAAAACTTGAGTGCTGCACCTCCTGGAGTAGTACTTGTATCTTGACCGAAGCCTGCTCCAAGTTTACTACGTAATTGGTTGATACATACCATAGTTACTCCCAACCGATAAAACAGCTCATTCCGGATTCGGAACATCTTGTATATCTGTTTTGCTCGGTTACCCATTTCGGCTTTACCATCAGCCATCTTAGCGTCTATGGCTTCTATTGAATCCAGAGCTGCTATAGAGTCTATCACAACGATAATAGGTTCGTTGTTGGTTAGTTTTGACCTCCAATATATTGCCAAATCTGCTATAGCATCAGATATGGTTTCTATTCGGGTGTCATTAAGTACTGTTACCCTTTCAGGGTCCAGACCGTTCTCTTCAGCCCATGAGTTCATCCAGGCTTGTTCTGCATCCACCCAGATTACATGACCCCCGAGTTGCTGAGTTGCATACGCAAAGTTGTATGCTATCAGGGATTTACCCGATGATTCCTCTCCCATGATTTCAATTATCTTACCGAAGGGTACACCACCACCCATCTGATAGTTGAGAGCAAAGAAGGTTGAAGGAATCCACAACCCATGATGATTTATTGTACTGGCTTTGAATTGGAGAGATGACCCATATTTCTTGAGTATCTCGTTTTGTGTTGGTATTTTGAATTTACGACCTCCTGATTTTTTAGGAGCTCTTGCCTTTCGTGCCATACTTATTATTTATTATATGAAAAGAGTGGGGTATAAACTATTATACCCCACTCCTGCTTTAGTTATATATCCAGAGATTTTAGATATCACCCTTATATTTCTTTCCGTTTTTCTTCTTCTTGTCTGCTAGCTTGCTTTTGGAAGATTTCTTACGGGGAGCTTCATCCTCTTCGTCTTCATCTCCGCCTTCGTTAAGGAATGAAGCCAGCTTCTCCTCGAGCTCCTCATATGAAAGAATGTTTGCACGGATTGCTTTCTCCAGGTCGACCTCGCCACGATACTTCTTGTCCAGCTTGGTTTTCTGGCAAGGTGATACAGAATAACTGGTGTCATTCTTACCAGAGCCGGTACGGGTAATCTTGACATCGTATCCTTCTACTGGGTCAGTCATATCACCCCAATCCTCTTCGTCGAGGTAAAGGTCAATGATATCCTGATATACCGAACGGGGTACCATCATGGGTTTATCAACTCGGTCTGGGTCAATCTCCTTACCCTTGGTATCTTTGTAACCGAGTACCCCTATAAGGTACTTTCTCTTCGGTACTAACTTCGAGGCCAGTGCCTTATCATCTGGGTCGTCGGAGTTTTTAAGCTCCTGGAACTTCTCCATGAAAGGACATGGCTCATCGAAAGTAGCCGGAGATATAATACCTCCCTCTTTGGGTCCAAGATAGAATTGGACAATCTCGATTCCCAACTCCTCGTCTGCACCTCGAGATTTGATACGTACTCGGGTAGTTCCCTCTTTCGGGTAGATTATTCCACCACCCCCACTACGCTTTTCCAGGTCCTTTTTCCTGGCAAGCATCTTTTCTCGGGTAGTCATTACACTACCCTTTTTCTTGGTTGTTTTTTCCTTTTTCATGGCTTTATTTATTGGTTTCAATATAAAGTATCTCGTTCAAAGATAATATAGTTGTTACTTGATTGGGAAGGTCTACTACATCCAGTTCTTTACCAGCATACAGACCGTAGGTAACTACTGCTCCAACCTGAAGACCGGGATATTCTTCCTGCTGTTCATCAGTTATCGGTCCTACCTGAATTACTACACCTTTGCGTGGTACTGTGTCCTTATCGTGTTCCTGAGGGATATAAAGTCCTCCCTTTGTTTTGGTATCTGCCGTTACTACCGGAGATATTATAAGTACCCGACTTCCTGTAGGAGTTCCCAAACCTTTCAGTTTATCATTCAACTCCCTTGCTTCTTCTACCGAGATAAGGTTTAATTCTACTTTTGACATAGTTACTGTTGTTTACGTAAGTTTGCTGATACAGTTCTTAAAATATTCTCTCGTGATTCGTAAGCTTTACATATACTTATCATTTTACTCGCATTGTACTCAGCCTTCATATATCTTTTCAATGCTCCCTGATAAGCTTGGTTGTTCTCTGCTTTATGAGCTGCTGCGTCATTGTTTACATTACCAGATTCTTTGTAGTAAAGCCATGCCTTACTATAGGCTTGGTCCTTTGCCTTTTCAAGTTTATCCCTTTTATATATAAGCCTATCCCTTACCATCACCAATAGAGCATAATTAGATGGACTTCTACGTAAAGACTGATTGACCAGGTTCTCATCAATCATGAGTTCCTGGTCTAAATCAATCTCATAGGTTTTACCTTGAAACAGAATCTTTAGTGTGTTTTTCTTAATCTGGGATAGACGTACTATCTTTTGCCTTTTTTCCATATAACACCTCTTTCACTGAAGTATTTATACATGGTCATAATGCTTATTCCATATTTGACCTTTATCTGTAGGTTACTCATACCACTCTAATAATCTTCTATCATCTTATTTATAGACTCCTCACTCAACTTAGGGCTTGGTATATTAAATCTACCGTCTCTTATACATTGTTGAGTATTCTCTTGGTTAGTACACCAATAAAGATTTTCTACTTTATTATTTTCTCGATTATTATCCTTATGACCCACACACGGTTTATTATCTGGGTTTGGAATGTAGATTAAAGCTACCAACCTATGTATATTAAACGTATACTTAATCCCCTTATTATTTCTTAGGCTTACTATCAAGTAACCATTGTTCTTCTTTCTCTTAGCCATTTTCCTCCAAGTAACTCTATCTCTATACTTAGAGTACACATTACCTTCTCGAGTAACATGGTAACAATCAAAATCTGGTATATTACCTTTCATACATTCTCTTCCTAAACTCTCTCTTATTTTTCTCTATCTCTTCTGGATATAACTTAGGATAATCTTCTATTTCAATACCTTTGAACTTACGATGTTCCTCTAAGTACTCATCAGGATTAAAATCTGGTTCAAGCATTTTCCTATAATCATATCCAGGAATAAAAGGTAGTTCCTCTGCCATAGAACGCCCGATAACGAAGTCCATTGACATACTTACGTCGTCTATCTGGAAGTTGAAGTATTCTTTAGTATTTGGGTTACGGCAAGTTTCCCAAATCTCGTATACTACCCAGGTATTTATATATTCGGGACTTACCAAGTAATAGGTAGCATCATGAACATTACAAGTCTCTTGCATAAATGGTAACTTACCTTGCCTCATTTTCCAATAGTTTAGGATTGAAGCGAATAAGTTCATATCGGATGCAGCTGATTGACATGGCATGTTAACCGATAATCTTACTGCGTATGCTGCCTCTTGCTCATTATCTGAGTATACTTGAGGTAACCTTCTCTTCCTACCAAACAGAGATTTAATATATCCATGTTCAATCAGTACCTTCTCCTGGTTAATCATGAACTTCTTAATCTTGGGATGTTCTTGGAAGAACTCATTCAATTGCTGCTGAGCTTCATCGGGGGTTACTATGATACCAGCTTTCGGGTCAGATAGTTTAACTGCAAGTAGTTTCTTTTGAATACCGTAGATAATACCAAAACATATCTGCTTTGCCTGCTTTCTCCTGTTCTTCCAAACCTTGTAATCTGGATGTTGCTCATCACTATAAGCTTTGTTTGCTTCATCGTACGATACACCATACTTCTTTGCTGCAATAGCAAGGTGAGGGTCCTGACCATTTGCAAAAGCCTCGAGATAAGTTTCATCCCCGGAAAGGTGAGCCATGATTCTTAACTCTGCCTGAGAGTAGTCAAGTGCCATATATAACTTTCCTTTGGGAGCTACTAACTGTTTCTTTATGTTAGCATCTACGGAGGTTTTAGGTATTTGCTGAAGGTTAGGTTCAGAACTACTTAATCTACCAGATGTAGTACCAATGATTTTGAATTGACCATGGATACGGTCATCATCCTGTACCTTATCATGCCATCCCTCAATATATGTAGTGTACATCTTTTTCAATCCCCTCAATTCAAGAAGATTGTCCAGGAATATAGCTTTTGGACTTTCTGGGTCTTTAACCGTTAACCGAAGTTCTACCAATGTGTCTTCATCGGTACTTGGTTTATCAGTATCCCTATTTGTTTTCTTATCCTTAGTATACTTGATAACCGGGAAGTTGAATCCATTTTTAGAGTACAATAATAAAGGTAAATCAATAGGACTGCCCAAGTTTACTTCTCGGGTTAATTCAAGTTCTTTCTTAGTTGTAAATACTCCAGCCCTGATATTGGATATCTTTTGTTCCCTACTTGCTATCTTCCTCTTATTTGCAGGGTCTCTATAATCCATATCTTCAAGTTCACTTTCTATGGACTCCAGGTATTTGCTTATTCTCTGTTCGGTAAGCCATCTAGAGAATTTCTTTACTCGTGTAAGATTCAAGCAACTGCTAATTGCTTGGTCAATCTTTGGCTTGTAAGATTCAAGCAATTCCTGATTGAATTCCCTATCAAGGTATAACCCAGTTTTCTCTGCATGTTGGAGTACCCTGGATGCTGGCATTATCAAATGCCTAAATAATGGATACATACCTATCTCAATTAACTTGCTCTCAAAGAACATAGATAATCTTAAGGTATAATCCGTATCCTGGCAACCGTATTTGCATAAGGGTTCCAATGGTTTCTTGTCCCATGGTATCTTATCAAACTTATCCGACTTTTCGTAATCCCCGTGTTCTGGTAGATACCTTCTAACCATTGATTTCAGGTCATTAGGTTTCTCCTCATTTAGGAGATACTTCATAAGCATTCCGTCCAGAACAGTACCTCTAACATATATCCCAAATAACTCGAATATCTGAAGGTCAAACTTCAGATTCCATCCTACTTTAGTTATTTTAGGATTTTCAATCACATGCCTACCAAAATACTTTAACCAACGTTTCCAACGAGGGTTGTTATATTCATGATGACATAAAGGGATTGATACACCAGAACCTACCTGAAAAGTTACTGATAGGATGGTTGGTTTGAAAGATTTGTTATAGATACCTTCAGCATTTGTCTCGAAGTCGACGGAAGCTATGCCAGTTCTTAAACAAGCTTTCACAAGCCGCTTGACTTGTGAGAAACTCTTTAGTATAGCATATCTTGACTCCATCTGTGGTATTTAATATAAATATTTGTAGTATGCAATAGTTCTTTAGTAAACCATATCTCTGTAGATATCTCTTCAGCTTCTTCGACAAGAAGGACAGTATACCTTTCACAATATACTGTCCCTTTTATTTTACTCAAGCTTACTCCTTAATTCTTTTGCCTTGTTAAGGTACCATCTCTCTTTATCCAAGTCCTGTTCTACAGGATTGTCAGGTTTGGTACCTACTCTCATGCGATATTTGAAAGCAGTCATCTCACACCATGTAGCAGTTGCTTCTATTCCATAGATAGATACCATCATATCTATAACTTCTACACTGTAGTTATTATAGTGTTTAGGATGATTTACATGTTCGTAACTTTGTGGCATACCTTACTTGTTTATGAACTCTTCGAAGAATGGTAACTCTTGAATCATCTTACAGAATGCTCCCCAATCCTCTCTCAGACGATGGTCTTTCCTCTGATGGTATATATTCCGGAGTTGCATATAGTTGGTACTTACCCTCATGAATAATTCTATCCCTAAAGGGCAATTACTCAGCAGCTTGATACGATTCTCATAGCTTGGGTCTTCTATGAACTTATTTGCCAAGTCCTGAACTATGGCTACTACCTCTGGGGTTACATACTTATTGAATGACTCCTTCTTTACAATCTCACCTAGCCTGTGCATCTTTGAAGATGAGGTTATAATGTCTATCCAATGATATCGTTGTAACTCGGGTGAAAAGTAGTTTGGGTATAGAATATCAAATGATACCCTTATCCCGGTTAAGAAATTAGGGTGACCACTGTTAGATGGGGATTTGGCCAAGTTAACGGCCCTCTTAAACGAATCATCCCACTCTTTCTGTTCATAAATTGGATGTCCCCAAACATCCATGTCTACGGGGAATACTGGTTCTGTGCGCATAGCATTTCTACATGCTATAATTGACTTCTCTAAGTCATACACATCTACGTTAGTAATTTCTACCATCTTAAATATAGTGTTGATAATATCAAATATCCTACTTTACGGTACCATGGTTCATTTATATCCAGGTCAACCGTTCGAGTCCTATTCCTTTTTATATGCAGTGCATATAGCATATTATGGGCTCGCCATTCAATAATCATACCAGCTGTAGTTCTTTTATTTATTGCAAACGTATGGAATGCTGGACTTTTATTTACTTTTTCTCTAGAACGGTTGATTATATCTTCCATATCCTGGATTTATTTAATCCGATATGAATTAGGTATTCTTGTTACTGAAGTACCTAATGAAATTGTACCGCAAGGGTAATCTTTGAATGTGATTGTCATGTTAAAGGTATTTTATGTTAAAGGTATTTTGTACTCGGAGCGGGAATCGAACCCGCAAGGTCAATGACCGTCAGAGCTTAAATCTGATGAGTTTACCTATTTCTCCATCCGAGCCTTTACAAAGGGGGAGATGAGGTACTATTCTTCGCTCATCTCCAAGGGCTATAGCCTTCGACTTTAATTATGAGCTTTTGGTATCTCGTACCAGGTTATTGCCCATTGCTAGCTGGAGGTCGTATCTCCGGTTATGACCCAGCATATAGCCCTTGTACGGAAGACAGGATTCGAACCTGCGACCCCTTGCTCCCAAAGCAAGTACACTAACCGGACTGTGCTACTTCCGTATAAAAATGGGTATCAGTCTATATCCCTACAGTCGGATACCCGGGGTAAACCAGGACTCGTTGTCCACAGCGCAAAATAAAGATTCATCTTGTGGACCCAGAGGGGCTTGAACCCCCGACCTTCGGATTATGAGTCCGCTGCTCTAACCAACTGAGCTATGGGTCCGAGTGAAGGTAACAGTAACTTTACTACTAATCTCATGGTTACAGAAAAGAACAATCCCCCTCCAATTATACCGTTACCTTCTGAGGTTATCTCAATTCGATTTGGATTGAGGTCTTCAGTTTCACCCAGTCTTTTTTATAACTATGCAAACTATCAATAGTATGATAGAGATATCCAGGCTTGATTCCCACCTCGCTAGCTACATATTCCATGAGTCTCCATGCCAGGTAAACATCATTACCGAAGTGGGTTACAAAATCAGAAGACCTTTGGTGATAACATATATTGAGTTGCTTTTCTCCTCGGGCATTCTCTCGGATGAGGAAGTCGTAATACATGGAGCACGGTATTCTCTTTTCTCCACCGAGATAGTTTGAATCGCAGTCCTCATCAAAACCGACTTCACCATATATGTTTAATATGGCTTTTCTTGTATCATTGTCATTCCTTAACAATTCTATTACTGCTTCGAGTTTTGAGAATGCCTTACCTTTGTATGACACGGTCTCGTTCATACGTTCTGCATAGGTATAGTCAAAGAACCCACCAACTAAAAACTCTTCCCAAACGTTTTTACGGAGTTCCCATGCTTTACCTGGATTTTCCATCCTACCGCATACTCTCTCTTCGAATTCTGCCTCTGCCCAATCTTTGGACTTAGTGAATACAAAAAGTGCAGCTGGGTCTTCCATGTGAGTTAAACAGTACTGCTCACAGATGAGTTCCTTTGTAATGAAGTCATCATTGCCTTCTATTACCTTGTTTTGATAGGTACGGGGTTTTACCTCATTACCCATTTCCCATAAGTTTCTTGCCGTCTCTGACATTAACTCATAGGGGTTCGAATATATTCTCATTGTTTGTTTTCTTTAATATATTTTCTTATAGATTTTCGTAGTTCTTTCAGGTCCTGGATATTCATATTTGGCAATCCTATCCAGTGATAACCGTTAGTAGATATAGATAATTCAATATCTCTATCATACCCATTTTTATACTTGCTCCTGGATATTTCTACACCAAAGTATGGATTACTTTTCCTCTCTTGTTTCATGGATATACCTCCTTATCTTTCTTCTAAGATGTCTTAAATCCTTCCTACTTATACTGGCAACGGTATTAAATAGCCATTCAATATCTGTAGAAAAGGTAATATCGATATCTCCACCAAGCTTACTTGTATAGGGAGACTTCTTTACTTCTATATTCCTTGCATTGATATTTGCAATTCAATAGACTTCCCTATATTAGAACGGTAACCAGTCTTCACTCCCAAGAGTACAGTCTTTAGCTAAGGTCTTAGGATATTTGAAAAGCTCGGGTCTTAATACTTTTATTGCTCTTTTATGTACCTTATATTTTATTTTGTCAGGGTCCACCTCAAGCAGATACTTCAACCTGTCATACCAATTACCGTCGTATATACCAAGCTTATCACTCAACTTAAGTAAGTCTTCATGGACATGGTACATAAGAAGTACAGTATCATCATTGAATATCTGACTGAAATGTATTGATACATGAAACTTCTGCCCATATCCGAATATATATTCTCCCATACGTTGAATAAGGAGTAGGTCACATATCAGCCTTTTAGTAACCTCGGATGCCCTCATGAATACTGTTATCATGGGGTTATCCATACCCGCTTTTTTAGATACAGTCATGGATAATAGGCAATTCTTTCCGTGGGCATGTTTATTATTAAACTGATAGCCTATGTTGAATATCTTTCTATTGTTGATAGCCTCTATAACATCCAGCCTCAGTAATGAAAGACTATTCTCATCAACATAGTTAGCCACTAATGACTTCCACTTTGACATGGTATAATTGAAATGCCTACCAAAATCAAATTCGGGGTCTACCAGAGGTTCTTTAATACTAATGACTAAATCATTTATGTATTGAGCTTTACCAATTCTTTCTATATCCAAACCAAGCGTATTGAACAGGAATAACCTGTTAAGTCCTTCCCAAGCTTTCATGCTGTTCTTGAACATTAACAGGTTATTCTTTACCTTTACTCTACTCATCTGATTCTACAGTTGATTCATTATCATCCATATCATCTTCGTCTGGTGAGGAGAACGAGATTAGTTTCTTCTTTTTCCTTTCCCCACTTTCTTCAAGCTTTAGCTTAAGTCCGTACTTTTCAGTGAACTTTAAGTATGTCTTCTTTATAGTGTTTCGCTTAAGTATAGATGGGCATACTTCTGGTAAAGGAATACCATCCCAATCACCAATCTCTAAAGATGATGCCAACATGGACTTCTGCTTATATCCCAAGTCTTTCCTTAATACTTTGAAAGCTCTGAAATTGTTACCGTATGTTTTATAACCAGCTTCATCGCTTGTCATTAGTTTCTTGAGAGACTTACGTATCTTTTTTCTACGAGCTTCATCATCACAGTTCTCTTTCAAGAACTCCTTGATATCTTTTCGGTTCTGATACAACAAGATTGTAGTATCATTTGCCCAAGCAGCCTTGATAACTAATTTTAGCGAGAAGTTATCATGACCGTAGATATACTGTCCCATACGACAGAATAGGAGAATATCTATTGGCAATCGTGTAACCACCTCTGATGAGCGAAGTATCACGGTTATCTCGGGATTTTCAATCCCTATCTTACGAGAGAATATACCGCCCACCAAACATCCCCTACCGCTGCCGTGATTATCGGCAAAATGGAAGCCTATGTGATAATTCCTGTTTACGGTCTTATTCTCTTCTAACTTCCTTATCATCAACTTAGCTTGGTCAAGTACATCCAAATCCAAGTAGTTGGTAATTAAACCTGTCCACTTTGTCATGGTGTACCCAAACATCTTACCGAAGTCGAAGTTTGGGTCGAACTTAGCTTCTGCTATCTCTACCATTAAGTCATAAGTAAATAGAGAGTCGGTTAGGTTGTAACCAACTCCTTCACAGAACCACTCGGTCTTCTTGATTAAGAAGTTTTCGAGTATCTTCTCCCAAGCCTCTATTGGGCTCTTAGTTTTTATAAGATTCATACTAATACTAATACTTAGATTTTTGGCGGAACAGGTTTATGTGATTTTTCTTGAAGTAAATATAGAACACTTCCTTAGAATCCATTCCTATACATCCAAGATAACCACAGAAGTATATGAAAGCCTTCACCAACTCAGCCTGATACTTTAACTCCTGAGTCATTACCTGAGATTGTTTCCAAGGTTTGTTCTTCAGGAAATTCCTGGCTATATTAAGGTGGTGAGTTATCTTCCATAACAGGTATGGGTAGTTTACTGAGTACTCTACATGATTGAAGTATCTACCTCCCTCGAGTAACTTTGTGTTATAGTCCAGATGTGTTTCTGAATCCATGTTCTCGTACCACTTGATAAGGTCTGTGGCATTGTTGTGGGAGATAACACCGATATCTCCCTTGTCCATTATCCACATTACCCCGAGATTCATGGCTGTACGCAGGATATCTTTATAGTTCTTGTTGAGAGAATCTACTACTGGTTGAGGACAACGATTATCCTTTACCCACTTCACCATGTATGCCACAATATCCTCTGGTTGGATATTGGCATATATCAAAAGTTCGATAAAGAAGTGGATAGCATCTGCATTCTCTTCATTAGCATTCTGTAAGTGATTGAGTATCTCCGTATACTCTATACAATCACCATGGGTTTGTACCAATTTTGAATGGTTGGCCTCGAATAAGTCCATTACATTTTCGAAGGACTCATAGCCTTCTGATAACTCCTCTATAACCCTTGCAGTAAAGTCCTTTAACAGGGTTTGAGAAGCCTTTGTATTGATGTCTACCGGATACTGTGGTAGCCCCTCTATGCCTATATACCCAGACAAGAGGTTCTTTTGCATTTGATATATCTCTTCTAGATACTTGTGTTCGGGAATATTTCCCGGTTCTTTCTTTATATCACGTGAATCCAAAGCGGGTATTTTTTAGATTAAACCTTGGTTAATTGTCCTTCGTATAGTTTCTTCGCATACATTAGGAAAGTACTTGTTACGTATTTCTCTAGCACTTATTCCTTTTACATGTAACTCTTTTATCTTTACCATATCCATGGTTTTTACTTATTATCGTGAGCACCGAATCCCTTATCCCCTCGAGTTCCCCAATTCTTAGCTTTCTCGTCATACTCTTCATTGGTAATCTCTACCGGGTTTGAAAGTATAATTGGTACATGTATAAACTGCATTATTTTATTGTTTTGGTTCAGAGGAATCCAAACCTCTTCGGGGGAACCGTTGTGAATACCGATGTGCATTTCACCAGTATATGGACTATCCACTATCTCGGCAGTGAATGATAAACCCTCTTTGGTTGCAATCCCGGATTTATTTGCTGCCATGAGCATGGACTCTTTTGGATTGATAAGTACCTTTATACCAGAAGGAATGAGAAGTCTTCCACCTGGTTTAATTACTACATGTACATCTTCAGTACCCAACCCTTTCAGTTTGAGGTAACCTTTACCAAACATCTTCCGATTGATACCAGAAAAGTCATTTTCACCTTTCTCTCCAACCTTAAGAATATCTTGGTCAGATAACTGAGGGATGTAGAAATCCAACCCGGCATCCCCGTCATTTGCTCGGTTAGGGGATTTAACCTCTCGAATCTTTGTAAACTCTAATTGAACCATGTTATTTACTGTTAAATTTACGATATAAATCTCTTGCTTCCTTACGGGTTAACTCGAACTTACTCTGAAGCTTATCGAGTATTTCCTTCTTACCGAGTTTTTCCCTTACCAGTTTACGATAATACTTTTTACAACCTTCCATATCTATGAGAGGTTCCAAATCCTTGAACTGAGTCTCTGCTTCCAACTCCTTACGGGTTTTACCCATAAGAGCTGTGAACTTAATGCAACAGAGTTCTGAATCTCCGCACATCTTACATTCCTTGGTTGAAAGGTCATAGTGTTTACCGAAGCAAGGGTCATTACCTGAACCTAATTTGGTGATGTCTATAGGTTCAAGAATATCCCCGGTCTCTAACTCCTTTCTTACTTCCTTAAGTTTGTCTTTCTTTTTCTTCGCCATATATTTGATAGTTTGATATCAAGTGATAGTTAATATGTATTTCAGTGTCATTGATGTAGAATAGTATATGCACTAACTTTCTGGTTCACCATTATACGCGTGCGTGCTCATTTAAAGCTTTAGCTTAAGTTAATACTTACTAAGTAAGTTAAGTATAAGTTTATATAGCTTTAGCTATATAAACCTCTATTAGTATTTAGTTATACTAAATACTAATAGAGTTATAAGTGTGTGTATATACGTGCGCATATATGCGTATTACCCTTCCACTCTGATTACCTTTAATTTTTCTTTCTGATAATACATTCGTCTATGGTTACCATGTCTCTTTAGATAATTACCGGGGAATTGAAGGTCGTCCAAATAAGCTTTCTTTTTGTTCATGTGAGTTCTTGCAAGTCGGCCCAATATCTGCAATGACTTTTCATTAGAATCCATTGAGGCTGTGTTCTGCAGATATTTCAATTCAGGGAAGTTTTGACCTCTAGAAATAATCGTAGTAGCGATTAGTATATCTATTTTCCCCTCTCTGAAAGCTTGTAGAATTTCATCTCGCCCTTTTGTCTTGTGATGGACATATTGTATATTGTATTGATTCCCGAGATGTTTAACATAATACCTGTAAAGGTTTTCACAATGACCAATGAACTTACATACAATGAGTGCCGGCAATCTTTTTCGTCGGATGTTATACTTAGTACGAGACAAAGACAATCGCCAAGCTTTTACATTGTCAGATATCACTTCCTTATATTCGGTGGGATAATCTTCATCTTTGGTATACTTGTAATGGGCATATACCAACTTACAGATAATGGGAGTAGAGTACCCCTTATCAATCATCTCAGCCAGTTTCACCTGGTTTACTCTATCACCAATAAATGACATGATATTCATGTTGTGAACCAGCTTCTTCTTGAGCTCACTCATATAAAGGGTACCACTCAATCCCACTCGTACTCTTGAGTTATACAGATGTTGTATTACTGTCTTATAAGTTTTATTGTCAATCACGTCAGCCTCATCTATAAGTACCATGTCTATTTCCGAAAGGAACTTTTGATACCTGTTTATGTTGCCTGCCAGAGATTGAACCATACAAACGTTAAAGTTGCCCCACTCACTACATTTACTCCCCTGGATAAATGCTACCTTCTCTCCAGGTAGTAACTCTGGAATCTCCTTCTTGAATTGCTTGAATAAGTCTGCACTATTCAACAGCAAGACAGTCTTCAACTTCCTCTTGAATGCTTGATGCAATCCACAGAACACCAAAGTCTTTCCGAAGTTAACTGCCAAGTCGGATGCACAAATAAGGAAAGGAGTATTTCCAACCTTATTATACAGTATCTTTTCTAGAGCTTCCCTTTGTACTTCCCGTAATTCTTTATCCCCCATAACTGTTGGAATTACTGGTTTAATTCCTAACGGGAGTCTATTATCTATAATTTTTACCTTTTGACCCATCTTGAGGCATTCATTATAAACCTTATTCAAAAGGCCTATCTTGAATTGCCCATAATCCGAGATATACTTTACATACCCATCCCAATTCTTTGCCCTACTATACATCATTATATGCCAAGCATCCGGATGCTTAATCCGGAACATCTCATATAATTTATTTGTGAACTTAGCTGGGCCAGAAATTTCACAAACATTACAGTTCTTTATGGTGATAGTTATCATGAGTGTAGAGTTAATATGAAGAGATAGGCAAGGAATAAAATCCCCATTACAATAATACCTGACAGAATAACATAGAAAGCTATAACTTTCCCATCAATCTTCTTTTTCATAAACTTATTTCTTAAAATCATCCCAGTTGGTGTTATCAACTTTGGGACGTGATACAATATTGAACTTGGCCATATAATTTATTACCCTTTGACGAGCCTTATCATTTGATAGGTCCTCTATCTTAGGTATACCATTACAGAACTCGAGTGCATAAAACTGAGCCTGTACAAATGTTTCATAGTCAATACCAATCTCATCTGCAAGATTCCTTGCTCTTACAAACCATACGTACTCTTGAGGATTCTTGTCATAGGTGTTATTGATACCTACTCTATCGAGAATCTCTTTAGTATAATGTTCATATACTTCCCGAGTGAATTTGGGATATTTATCTTCCTTCACTTCCTTTTCAGCCTCATATACATCCATAATCCAATTCACTCTCTGATGTAACCAATTAGCACAGAAGTTATAGTTCACCCTCTTTGCCTGAGACATTAGCTTAATACCAGTAGTTACAAACTCTATATATCCCTGACGAGGTTCGAATCCAAACTTTTGACAGAATTCATTTACAACAGGTACCAATTCTTTAACTGATGCCCATTGCGCATCAGTTTGCTTTATCTTGGTTACTCCTATATGTTTGAGCTGAACTCTAGTGGAATAGATGATATCTGCTAATAAGTTTGCATCCCCTATACTTCCAGAAGCTCTACGAATAGCCTGGGTTTGTACCTTTTTATTCTCCCATACCACTGAACGATGGTCTAATGAGGATTGCCTTGCCTTATAGAAGAATTCATCGATGAACTTATCACCAAGAGACCTGCCCATCACTTCTTTGAATATCCGTGAAAAGGTAACCCTTGATATATGTATAGAAGGTTCTCTTTTTGCCATCACAATTTCAATTCTGATTTTATAGTTAAAAGTTCTTGATAAGTCTGATATGTCGTCTTTCGTACATATTCTAAAGTCCTACGCTTACCCAAAGAATTGACATCTTCATTATCTGGTAGGAATACCACCTTTACCTTTTTGAAAGGCACTAATTTGAATGCCAAGTCCAATGACTTATCTTTAGCATCAGGGTCAATCAATATGATAAATCTCTCTACTTGGCTTTTGATTAGGCGATTTACTTGATATCTTGCAATAGCTTTACCTCCGGTTGCAATCCCATTCTCTCCCAGGGTTTCTGCATTGATTGCACCCTCACAAATAAAAACGGTTCGGTATATTTCTAGAGCATCTGCATTATATATAATAAAACTCTTTCCCAAGCCAGTTATATCTACTTCTGGGTTGTTATATTTAGGACCAGCGCCCATATATAATCTGGCATTGAAGTAAGTTAATTGCCCATGCTCCGTGAATGGTATAATGATATATCCGAGATACTTTCCAGTATTACAGTATCCCCATCCCTTACGAGCTAACTCCTCTATATTAAACCCACGTTTCTTAAGGTAGTTCCTGGCTGACCTTGCTAATAGAGAGGTGCCCATGGATATATTCTTAAAGCCATCGGGAAGAAAGAACTCCTTCTTACCTTTTAACTCAACCTTCTCTTCCTTGAAAACATATCCAGAATAATCACCTGATTCAAGTATAGATAGTACTTCATGAAAACTATCCGTATTCTCCAGATACATTACCAGGCTTATTGGAGAAGGATGCTCACCACACTTAAAGCAATTACACCTATTATTTGAAAGGTTGATACCGAACTTCTTCTCTCCGCCACAATACGGGCAGTCAGATTTCATCCATGAGTGTCTGTAGTCAAAGGCCTTCAACTTATATCTAAAATATTCATGTAAACGACCTTTAGTATGGTTATTTAGTCTCATATACTATCCTCCTAATAACTGAATGTGCTCTACCATATTTACGGCTTAACTTTTGTAGAGTGGTATTTCCTTTCAAGTATTCGGCTTTTATTTTACGTCTAATCTCTATACTCAAAGGAGTTTTACCTCTGGGTTTGAATCTACCATCTCTTATACATTGTTGAGTATTTTCTTTATGAGTACACCAATATAGATTTTCTACTCTATTGTTAGTTCTATTATTATCCTTATGACCTACACATGGTAAGTTATCGGGATTAGGTATCCAAGTTGTAGCTATAACCCTATTCAATCTATGTGTCTTTTTTCTTAGATGTACCTGTAAATATCCGAATATCTTATGAGGGTTAGTAGATAGCCATCTATGTAATTTAGTGGAATATACTCTACCGTCGAATGAAGCCAAATATTCTGGATAGTTTGGTATAGGCTTTACTTTAACACCTTTGATATTGCTATTGAGTTTCATATTATCAACGAAAATACCCGACCATGTAAACCATAGCCGGGTAGTTGTTATCTAACTGGTAGTCTTTTACATAATTCCGAAACCAAGTGATGAATTATGTAACCTCTTCTTATCTTTACCAACTCTTCCCTGGCTTCTTCCAGCCTTAAGAAAGTGTTCTTAAAAGGTACGCAACAGTCGGACCTATAACCCAAAGACCTATCGTGAAAGTCTTTGCCGTTAGGGGTAACCTTTTCCCCAGTTACTGAGGCAAGCTGAGAGTTGATAGGTACCCAATCTCTAAAGAAATACCCTAATGGAGCATCCTCAGATGGACATACTATCTCGTACCTTTTACCAGGTTGTCTTCTGATACAGATTTCCTTTGAAGCTCTCCTCCGAAATATTTTTAATAATCGGATGTCCATAATTACATGTGTTCAGTGGCGTGAAACTTTCCTACATGTAATACCGAATTGCATTGAGGACATCTAACACTTTCTTCTCCATCATGTCCTGGACCATAGCTTAAGTCTAAAAATATTTCCTTCTTATTGAAGACTATTACCTTTTTACACTTGTTACAATATGTAACGCCTTCTCCAAACTTAGCTAAATCCATAGAATCGATAACTCGTGCCATACAATTTTAATTATTAAGGTTTATCTAAATATCTCCTGAGGTTTTACTTCTCTTTTCTGGGTCTGCATTGGGATTGCTTACCCTTTTCCTTTTCTTAAGTAAGTCATCTACCTGTTTACCTATGGACTCATCATACTTTGCCCGAGCTTCTTTTGAGAACTCTTTCATACGTTGTCTTTCTGGGTCCATATTAAACATTACCCTACCACTTGGAACTCCATCCCTCTGAACTACAACTTCCATTCTCATAATGTTATGTTCCTCTTCATCTTGAGTAGAGTTTAATCCCATGACACATTTTGCATTCCTTACGATTGATATAGCAGATGCGATATCATTATCCTCGTACTTGGTTTCTTGATGCTTAGCACCTTCTCTGGTAACGTGTTGGGCAGTCCATACCGCATCAAGCCCTAACTCATCACCCATATTATCTATATCTATATATACATTGTTGATACGTTCCACATCATCTCTATCTCTGGCTATAGAGGCTAACTTTGCAGCATAGTCAATCATGATGACATGTACCTTGATACCTTTCTCAGTTTCCAATTTCCTAACCAAGTTCATAATGGTATTACAATCAGCAATGGTTGCAGGTACACGTTCGACTATAAACTCTACACCTAAACGTTTATATTTACGCATGTGCCTTTGCTCCATCTTATCGTAATCACCAGTTAACATCTCTCTCTTAGTTTTGTTAAGAGTAGACTGAATCATACGGTCCATTAACTGATTCTTACCGTTCTCGGTATCAATGTAAAGAACATTCTTTTTCATTGCCAGATAACCTCTTGCAATATTGATGAGAGCAAATGTCTTTCTCCGTTTAGGTCGGTCAATTAAAACGAATAGAGAATTCTTAGGATAGCCATCCCCATTACCCAATCTATTTAATTGCCAGAAAGGAGTAGGTACTACATCCGGGTCAACTTTTCTCATAAGCTGACGCATTGCAACTCCACTAACCATAAGTAATGGTTCATCTTTTTTCTGAGGCTTTGAACTTTGGAGTATTTTGGTTAACTTAGCTTGATAAGTTTCGTATGAATTGTAATCAGAGAAGTCCATACTCTCGTTCAAAGCCTTCAATTCGATATAAGCAATGAACTTATGAATGTTCTCTAATACGATATCTACGTCCTTCAAAGGCTTATTATAAAGCTCGGATATTAACTTATGAATATTGGGGATGTCGTCCTTGGTAACCAAGTCTACATAATCCCTACCTTCCAATAAAGTTTTTACCTGCTCTACCATTAAAACCTCACTTGGGATTCGTTGATATTTCTTTACGAACTTTACCAAGGCTTCTACCACTATCGAGTGTTCAATCAAAGTAAAGTACCCGGGTTTTATCTTTTGAACATACAAGAGAGATTCCTTCCCTTGTATTAAAAACCTGAGTACTTCCAATTGAAACTCAATAGAGAATGTGAACTTGTTACAGGAGTTTAACCTTTTCTTTACCCTATTTTGTTTCATATATTATATAATATTCATAAGTGTATAACCAATAGTATCTGCTAGATAATATAGTTCCCTGAGCTCATCTTTGAACTAACTTGAACACAGACGGTGAAATATTTTGATAAAAATTCATACAAGTGGTTACTTATTATATTATATTTGCATTGTTAAATAACTTTACTACTATGAAAGGCAACAACGGAAGTGAACTACACAGATTAACAGAATTAAAACCCTATGATGAGGAATTGTTTAATAGGTTGTATAAAACCTGCAAACCTTTAATCCGTAGGCTGACAAGGGGAGTGGATTCCAGAAGATTCAATCTTACTCCCGATATAATTAACTCTTTTTTCTGGGATAAGTTCTTGTATGTATTTAATAAATACCAAGACGAATATGATGAAGAGAGGTTAAAGGCAACTCTCTTATCTTCCTTGCAAACTTATAAAAGTAAGTTGCTTCGGAATGCTTATACCAAACAGGCTGAGTTCAATCAAGAGTTGACTTCTTTCGAAGTTCTATTTGATAATAATAAAGAGTTATTGGATGATTCCGAAGAGACTCAAATTAAAGAAGAGCAATCTCAAAGATTCCATAAGTATATGAAAGAGCATCTTACTCCGGATGAATACCTGGTGATGCAAATACAATTAGAACCTCCCAAATGGTTTGAGGCTCGTATCAAGGATTCCCACGGTAAGTTATCTATCCTTCACTTGATTGATTACTTTGAGTTGCCCCGGGATAAGTTTGCAGTCAACATGTTCTCTCAAATGCGAAAGACTATACAGAAGATCTTAGAACAAGCTGCCATAGACCTTAAACAATGAAAAAGGCCAGAGCAAGGTTATCTCTAACCTCACTCCAGCCCCACTTAACCAACTCAACTAGGGTTCAGTTTAATAGTTAGATTTGAAAGGATTGTTAAGACATGCCAAAAGTAGGCGCGCATCATTGGTAAGAGTATCCTTTCCAACATCCACTACAAAGGTAAGTTGTACTTTATAAGCCCTTAAATCACTGCCAGAAGTACCATTGTTTCCGGATACCGTTACCCTGAACGATTCCAGGTCACTTGCAGTAAAGAGGTTTGGATAGATTTCAATGTAGTAAGCTGTATCACCATACTTCTGCATATATGGCCCATATCCATAAGTACCCGAGGAATACTTTTTAGCTATTTGAGTTAAGATAGGACCCCACCTTGAATCTTTAGCAGTTAACAGGTCGGTCACGTTCACAGCCACATCTTTAAAGGACGGACAGCCGGAGAACATAATCTCGGTTAAGTCAAATACTGCCACTCCATTATGGTAATGAGCATCTACCGTTAACCTTGACCGAGTACCACCGCTTCCTGAGGTAGTTTGCTCTACGCTGGTATCTAAACCAGTATTACCTTTCTCGAAGGTATACCTAAACAATCCGAGTATGACCCTTGTAAGACCATCTACCTTTTCATTGTTGAGAAGGCTGTAGGCATGTCCCGGGAGTACTGAAGCCGTTACATCTGGAGAACTTATTTCGAATACTGCCACCAAAGTAGCCTTACTCGATACAATCATACTTGACTTATCGAAGGAACCATCCCAAAGTTCTGCTTCATTATCCACATGGGGATATCCACTCTTTATACCCCATTGGGTTGAATGAAGAGAAGCGTTAGTTAATACAGATGCCGTAGTATATATACATATACAAGGATTACTTTCTCTCCATTGAGAGTTTATCTCTTTTTTTACTGGAGCAGAGGGCTTAGCCAATACACACCCGTTGATAACCAACTTGCTAAAAGTATATACGTCGTAGTCATCTCTCTTACTAATGGAGTACTCTATCTCTATACCCTTACCCTGACTGTTCATCTGAGTGTTTAAGTACCGAGTCAATACACTTACATCAGTAGGAACCGTACTCTCCTCCAAAGCCTTAACTCGACTCTTCAAGTCGAGTAGGTCCAGAGGATTGAGTCCGTATGGTTTTACAGGGAACTGACCGTTATAGGGTACTAAGCAAAGAGTGTAGTTCAGCGATGCCATAATATCCTTATACCTAAGGCTTACTCCATCACTGTCCCATTTGGGTCTCCAACCTACCAAGTATATTCCTATGAGAGTGTCTGTATCTTTATTGAAAGGTATGTTAGAAGACTCTAACAGGCTTAACATTTTTTCATACCCCCAAGAAAGTATTTCCTCCAACCCATATACATCATCGAAAGTTATCCACCCACATCCAAAATTGGATATGCTCGGTGGATTCTCACTACCATCTTGACGATAAGTATGGGACGCTTTTACTGCAAAAGCTACCAACTTCTGAGGATTAGTTAAGCTTGGCCAACCCCCATCAGGTCTTACACCTGTGAAAGTAAGAGTGTCAGGGGCTATATGACATAAGCCGTCTGGAGTAGTATAGGCATTGAATACCTGGCCGGCAGTGTTATCCTTGTTAGAAAGAAATACTCTCCTGGCTTTGCCTAAGATATTGCCTATCCCCGAAGGCATAGTACCGGACCTTTTGAAGATACTGGTTATGGTTATGTTCTGTTGGGTAGTATCTACCCAGTCGAAGCCACAAATAGGTCCTGTACCCCCCATTATAGCAAGAGGTTCCATAACCTCTTTAGACTCTATCAAGTCACCGTACACCTGATAGAACCTTGGTTGTACTACACCATTTACAACTTCGGTTTCATTCTTCTGTGCCATGGCTTACAACTTTAATTTGTCGAGATTTTCATCGATGAAGATGAGGGCTTTGGTGAGAGATTCTACCAATTTCCGGTTTACATTCTCATCTTCGAGTAATGCCACATCATATGGATTATCCTGGAATAACCACTCGAGAAGTACTCCCCAATAGTTATTACCCATGAGAACAGTGAAGTTTGCTTCCTTGTCAGGGTCTCCATCAGATGGGTCTGTCCGATGTTTATAACCGTCAGTAATTGGGAAGTCTTCTTGTAACTGTTCGAATATCACCGTGGCAAATAAATCCGAACGAGTTTGACCCTTGGTGGTATATATTTCAAAACCCCTTGCAGTGCACCACTCACTCCCCGTACCTGCAGCATTGTTATGGAGTGAAATCAGAAACTTTGCACCCCCTCGGGGAGTATCTAATTTGTTTGCAATTTCTTTTCTTCTAGACAGCCCGATTTCGGTGTCCCCGGTATTAGTGAAAGCTACCTCGAATCCCTCTTGCTCGAGACGCTCTGCCAAAGCTTTTCCCACTTTACGACTCCAGAGATATTCTTTATGTCTACCGTCTGGAGATTGTTTTCCTGCTACATCAGACCCATGGGCAAAGTCGATAATAGGCAATAATCTTCGTGCCATAGTTATAATTTTTTAAGGTACATTAGTTTTAATCCGTTGAGATACATACTTATAGATTGGTCCATGTTTGAAATGGAGAACTGGTCCTTAGGTATGTATATCTGTTCTATTACTAAATCTTTTATTGCCTCGTTATCCTGAGGCTCAAAGAGATTTGAAAGAGATTTACCATTACAAGTGAAGTTGGAGAATAGTCCCCATAGTTCATAATATTCGTTATTTACTAAGCTTTCCACTTTCTTTATTGTAGACTCCTTGTTGTCTATATGGTTCTCGAATCTTATTCGTAGTATGGCATACTTTAATATATGGCCCAAACAATTGAACTCCCTGCGAATCAGTATTTGAGCCTCGGTTATACCCACCGTAGAATCAGCGGCCCCGTCGAAGAACTCCTCTACCTGTTGTGAAGATTCAGATACTATAGATATCTTCTTGTTTAGGTTCCAGATAGTGTATATAAACATCATTACCATTACAAGGACCAATACCATGAAGATACCGAAGATTACTTTTAGAGCTCCGTAGTTGGAGGCTGCTTCAGCTAACTCAATGGAAGATTTAGTTAGCGACTGAACTGCATTGTCCAACTTAGAGTCTTCTTGAGCAGTTGAGAATAGAAATGAGATTAGAGGCATACTAAGCATATGCAATATAGATTACTACTGAGGTTTGTTCGAATACTACTGAACTATCTTTTGGTTCGAAATACTTTACATTTACTGGAAGGTATTTGTTGACAATGTTTACCAAAGTCTCTCGTACCTTATCACTGTAATCAGAGGGATGTTCTGATTCTATTTGTTCCTTCGCAGCCTGAATCTCTTCCTCAGTTGCATCTGGGTTCATTAGCTTCCACTCTTCCAGGAGTTGTTCCTGAATTTCCTTGTCCCTCTTTAACATAAAGTCCCATTGACCCTTTGGTATACCAATAGTGAGAATCATTGGTACGCATTCCCAGCAATCTGTCTCGGTATCGTATGTAGCTGATGGGGTATCGAAGTGAGAGATAGTGTCATAGTTTACAGAACCATCTCCTATTGCCTGGGCAACAGCTTGTTTTGTTCCTTCATCTACTTCGGTGAGAGTAAAGGTTACTCCATAAAATCGGCCTAATATTTCATAAAACCGTCGAGTACCTCGTATCTTATATAAAGATATGGCGTATCTTAGAACTAATCGGAAATCAGCGGTAGGAAAACCCCTGTCCTCTTTTACCCAATTCTCTAGATTCTCCTCTGTATATGGTTCTCCCTTAGTAAGTACGCCATAGGCATAGGGGATGAACCCAAAGTATTCCCAAAGATAATTCAGGAATATCGGATTGGCTTTATCCACATCCAGACATTCCATGAAATTATCTATATCGGTCATTACTTCAGTATCGAAATAACCTGAACATACATCTATGAACCTTTCGAATATACCCTTGCCTTCTGAATCCTGATAAGTATCATTGGCTTTATAGTAATGGTCGAATAGGTTACTGAAGATGTAATCCCTGAAGAACCTCTTAGCTGGATTAAACCACTTCATTGATTGTAAGAGTTATGTTATCCGAACTGATAGTTGGGATATTGTAATTATGAGGGATAAGGTCTACCAGCTTTCCTCCACTACCCATTGGTTGTGTAGTTAGTTGATATACGGTCCCATTTTCATAGTTTGCATTCTCAACCGGTAAGTTGATGGTTAAGCTGAATTTCGACTTGGTCAGGGATACCTCAAGGGGTTTACCATACTGGCCAGTGTACAAAGCATTTCCTGAAAGGTCCTTGTTAGCATATATCCGATAGAAAGCATTACCATCCTCGATTACTGTTTTAATGTAACAGTTCTCATAATCTGTTTCAGGAGTTGCTGTAGCAAATGACAGCATCTTGAAATAGGTTATGTTTAGAGCGGGTACCGATACTATCTCCTCTGTATTTTGTGAGTTGATATTTATAGCTATCGGATAAGGCAGTAAGTACAACTCAGTTATAGTTAGGAAGTCAACCATGGGTTGATTATCCATAAGAGCATACAGGTCAGACTGTCTTACCGGTTTGTTGATATCAGAGTTCTGATAGTTATAGGCATCCAGTAAAGCTTTCTTCACTTGATTGCTTATATCTATTGACTTGAAAGACTTCCGGCCGGTTATAGTTGCTGACAGGTATATCTTGGCAGCATGTGTAGAATATACACTTACCCTGGTAGTAAGTACCTTAGAAGATTCCATCCTCTGCTTTACATTGTTGATAAGCTCAGTGCTTGCTTCGGAACCTCCATCTGGGGTAATGTATATCTCTACATATTTACCACAAATGTAGTTACAGTAGGCTTTATCCACACCGTCGATAAGCATAGCTATTGCCTCGTAATCTTCTTTGGTAATTGCCACTCCGAGAGTTTTGATACTGAGTGGGATATGCTCTTTCAACGTATCGAAGTCCTCATAATCTGAGCCTCCGGTTGCAGCTATAGTGTTTGTCAAAGTAAGTCCAGAAGTTACATCAGTCATCACTTCTGGCACTTTATCGAATTGGTTAGCCGGAATATTACCATTAGAACCGTAAGTCAGGTAGTACTGACCCTTGATTTGAGAACCTATGGTGGGCTTCCTACCAAACTGACCATCCCCGAATACCAGATAAGGTTTCAGAGTGCTGTCAAGCTCTACCTTGTATACCTTATCACCAGGACCTGAATAAGCAAAGGTATCTACCAGAGTCCAAGCCTCTCCACCTATGGTAAGTACCATAGAACCTTCTACATACTTCTTATCCGTAGGCAAATCACCCAGAGTGATGATAATATCATGAGAAGTGTATGTACCGAGTTCTACTTCGGCAACTGCCTTCTTTTGAGCTACCGGAATTTTATAAGTGTAGGTCCCTTTCTCTATAGTTACATTCCTGGTAGTTATCCATTGTTTACCGTCCTTTGAATTAAAAACGGTATTCTGGGGAACAGATATATCTACCGGGAAAGGGCTACCGTCTTGCATGTATACCGTTAAATCTACAGAAGATGGTATAGCTGATTTGATATGGTAGTCTACCAGCTTTGCATGTTTATACAAAGATGAGTACCTTCTACAGGTTGGGAGGAATGCTTCCCTTGCCATACCATCAATGTAGTAATGTATCACCTCTGCAATACCTGCAAAGATTGAGAGTGTAAGGATAAATATATTACCCTCACTCATATCAGTAATCTCTGGAACCCTTTCATTCAGAGATTGAATTAGTTTGGCTTTTATGTTATTGTATGACCTCTGAAAGGGAGTAAGCCAAGGGTTGCTAGTAGACATTTGTTGTTGAGTTATTTAAGTTATATTGAAAGTTCAGCTCTTCTACCTTCTGAGAGTTCTGTATCTTGAAATATATCAAGAGTCGTATGGACTCTTTAGTGGGTTTCAGAGCAAATACCTTAAGAGCAGTTATTCGAGGTTCCCAAGCTGCTATGCCATCCTTTACAAAGTTCTTAATCATCAGATTAAGGGCACTTGTGTTAGGCTCTTCAAGGCATTCCCAAGTTCGAGAACCAAAATCTTCTTGTCGGAATCTTTGACCGATTTGATAGGTGAGTATTGCGGTTAGATTCTGCTTTATCAAAGCTACATCCCCCTGCAATATATACCACCCAATTTTAGGTACTGTCCTTCCATCAGGCAACTGTACTGTTTCTGGTTTACCATCACTCCCCATAGCCTGAGTTAGCTTTACCGGGAAATAAGCACCACTACCAATTGTGTTGAGTTGATTATAGTTTGCCATTAGTTAGGTTGTTTAATTGTTTCACTCTCGATATCCTCCACCTTGGTTTCAATTAGTTGACTTCCAAACCATGATGAAGCAGAGGCTTTTAGAGAAGCACCTCCATCCTGAGGCTTTGGAGTCCAGGAGGAGAATACCTGTTTAAGGTTATTGATGTCTTTCTCTATAGTGTTTATCCTTTCTACTACTGAAGTGGATTCGGGAATACCAACTTCCCCGCTCTGCATTATAATTTGCTCCGCATCGACGTTTATGTTGCCCTCTAGAGCTTTAACAACAATATCCTGTTGGATTATTGCAGTTAATACTCCCGTTTCACTTTCATCCAGTATAATCTTATTACCTTTTGGGGTTATAAACCCAAGTACATGAGGTTTGTTAAGTTCTTCTGGCATTTCACCTATTGCCCAACCATGATAAGACCAAAGTGGGTGTCTTGGGTCTCCATTCTCGAATTCTACATATACTATAGAACCCTCTCTTGGAGATAACCACTTAAACCCTGAACCAGGTCCACCTTGCTGGTGTTTTGGATATGCCCATACCTCCACTCCCCTCAAAATACTTGGCAGATATATATATACCTTATTCTGAGAGTCCGGGTCATCATTGGTTATAACAACCCCTCGATATGTAGAGTAGAACCTACCGATTGCCTCTATACCTCTCTGCTGAATTAGTTCGTATAAGGTCATTGTTCTTTAGGACTTATGTTTCTACCTACTTGAAAATCAGTGTTTGCCTCAAAGATTTGGTAGTCAGCTGGGTTATCGGCATCCTGTTGAACCACAATCTGACGACCAGCCCTTCTGGGATTTTCTTTCTCACCCTTCTTCCAGGATGACTCTCTGTATTTCTCCACCTCAGCTTTGATTTGACTCGGTATCTTCCAAGCATCTGTAGTGTAAGATTCCTCTGCCACATCATGGGCTTTCTGGAATACCTCCTGCATATTGACAGAAGTAGATATCTTGTTCAGTATAGAGTTTCGAGATTTCTTTTCGAAAGTAACCTCGGTAAAATACCCGCCAGTATCGAAGCTATGGTCTACCTCCTTAGCATACCAATCTCCAGAATACCTTTGACCTACATTCTTAATTTCGATAATCTGAGAAGATTTCATGTTGGGGTTACCAACAAACTTAGCCTTAGATTTAATCTGACTGTTTACTGACTCAATGATATCATTGGCCATGAGGTCACCAAGAGTTGCAAACAAAGGGTCTGATACTACTCGTACACCTGGTACTTGTATCTCAACCACCATTTCAGCAAGCACTTTATCACCGGGAGTACCGTAGTTGTTACCTGGACTGTACTTACCGTTAGCTGGGTATATGATGGTTATATCACTTCTTTCCTCCAATGCTCGGAATCCCATTTTCCAGAAAGCTTTGTTACCACCATACAGGTGTTTGTATTTCTCGGGCACATAGTCATGAGGATTGAGTAATACTCTTACCTTCCTCTTGATTACAAAGTCAGATACCTCATCTGGAGGTT